AAAGGGAATCGTAGACGCTTGGAGGAAGGGCGCGTTCATCCTCGACCTAAAGACGTGCGCGGACGCTTCCCCGGAAGGATTCGCACGAGCGGCGCATTTGTCGATGTACCACGAACAAGCCGCCCTATATCGAACGGCTTGCGGGGAATCGCGATTTTATTGGATTGCGATTGAGAACGTCGCCCCGTACAATTGCGCCGTTTACATCCAAAGCGAACGCGCGCACGAAATGGCATTTCAAAGGGCGAAGGGACTTGTTCGGAAGTTCGTTGAATGGGACGGGGAACCCGCGGCTTACTTCGGCGGATGCAAGGAATTGGATTTGCCGCGTTGGGCTTGATTGCCCATCGATCGAAAAAAAACTTTCCGAAAAGTTTGCAGGGAAGAAAAAGCGTCGTATGTTTGTCAGGTCAAACAACGAAAGACAAGAAAAAATGAACGCATTCGAAACCCCTTTTTTGGTTCTGTTTTCAGTAGACCACAAGACAATGGTAACCTTCGCAGAAGTAACCATTAACCAATTCGTTGCATCCTACTTTTCTTACAATGAAAACGGCCAATTCAACATCGAACCATTTTGCGTTAATCAGCGGTTGAAAAACGAACCAATGACGGAATTCGTGAAACGCGCAATGAATGCCGCAAACGCCGTGAACAACAAGGGATAATCAACAAAATCGCCCCCGGCTTCGGTCGGGGGCTTAATCAAACAACAATGCCCAACATTCAATCAACGTCGATGCCTGAACGCGCCGCGCGCGATTTCAACGAATGGCACGAAGACCTGCAGTTTGAAAAGGACCTTGAACGCTTGCTTGACGAATTCAAAGCGTCCTTGCTTTACAAGGTTCGAACACACTTGAACAAGCGATGAGCAAGCAAAGCATTGAAGCGTACCGGAAGGCGGTTGCAACCGGGCTTCCGAAGACGATTGCAGAAAAAATATATGTCTTAATGGACGAATGGGGACCGATGAACCTTGATGCAATGCGGAAGGTTACGAAGGTCAAGCATCAAACGCTTACGGCCACGTTGTCAATGATGCAGGACGCGGGCGTAATTCACCAAAACGAAGCGGGCGTTTGGCGCATCGTTTGGCTTGAAGCCGAACGGAAGAAATACGCTGAAATGCGACGCAAAACGCGGTTCCTGAAATGGGTTCGGCTTGGGGAATCGGAAGGATTTTTTGAGGAATACCGGGAATACATCAAGGAATGGACCTGATTTACACGCCCGAAGAACGCGAAGAAATCGCGCGTAACATCCTTGCGTACGCCGAAGCCGGGCTTGTCCATTACTACGGCGCGCGGAACCCGATGTTGAAGAACGAGCCAATCGCCCAACGCGAATTCGCGCGACCGATGGACACGACGGAAACGCTTTGGTTGCAGGTTGTCGCGGAAGACGTTCGCGGAAATATCTTGCACAATGATTAAACGAATGCCCGTCGCGGATTTGCGGGAAAACCCGAACAACCCGCGAACCATTAAGGACGACAAATTTCGCAAATTGGTGCAATCGGTCCGGGACTTTCCCGAAATGCTCGAAGCGCGCCCGATTGTATGCACGTCCGACGGCGTCGTTTTAGGGGGCAATATGCGCTTGAAGGCGTTGCGGGAAGCCGGGATAAAGGACGTCCCCGTTTACGTCGTTAAATGGACGGAAAACAAGCAATCCGAGTTTCTGATTAAGGACAACGTCGGCTTCGGGGAATGGGATTGGGATATTCTTGCGAACGAATGGGACGCGGCGGAATTGGAGGAATGGGGTTTGGACGTTTGGCAAATGCCCCAAGAAGAACCCGAAACGTTCACGGACCCGGACGACGTCCCGGAACTTCCGATTGAAGCGACAACGCAACCGGGCGACATCTACGTTCTCGGGAAGCATCGCGTAATGTGCGGCGATTCCACCAACCCGGAACACGTGGCGCGATTGATGGACGGGCAAAAGGCGGACCTTTGTTTTACGTCGCCGCCGTACTTGCAACAAAGGGATTACACGAAGGAAGGGAAGGAAAAGGTACAAGATTGGGACGCGCTTATGTGCGGCGTATTCGCGAACCTGCAAATGAAACCGAAGGGGCAAGTACTCGTGAACTTGGGGTTGGTTCATCAGAAGAACGAATGGGTTCCGTATTGGCAAACTTGGATTGAATGGATGCGGTCGGAAGGTTGGAATCGGTTTGGTTGGTATGTATGGGATTCGGGTTTTGGCTTGCCGGGCGATTGGAACGGACGCTTTGCACCTTCGCACGAATTCGTATTTCACTTCAACAAAGAAGCGGAAAAGCCGAAGAAGATTGTTATAAGTAAATTAGGTGGACAAAAGACAAAAAAGACATCCTCACTGCGTAAAAAATCGGGCGAAATAAGCGGATTTTCACAAGCGGCGGCTGACGGGTCGTACACCCGTCCGGATACAAAAATTCCGGATTCAGTCATTCGCGTAAATCGTTCATACGGCAAAATCCGTTCAGAACATCCCGCGACGTTTTCCGTCGAATTTGCGGAAGTATTCGTTCAATCGTGGCCCGGTTTAGTGTACGAACCTTTTCTTGGGTCGGGAACAACGCTCATCGCGGCGGAACAAAACGCGCAACCTTGCTTCGGAATGGAAATCAGTCCGAATTACTGCGACGTTATCGTTAAACGATGGGAAGATTTCACCAAACAAAAGGCGCAATTGATTCGAAATGAAACCGACAAAAACAACAAGTAAAAAAGACGTTCTTGACGCATTGGAACGTTCGCTTGGAATCGTTTCGACCGCTTGCGAAAAGGCGGGAATCAATCGGTCGACGCATTACGACTGGCTGAAAAGCGACCCGGAATACAAGGAAGCGGTTCGCTTGATTGAGGAACGGACGATTGATTTTGCGGAATCGCATTTACACGCCCTAATCAAGGACAAAAACCCCGCGGCGGTTATCTTCTTCCTCAAAACGAAAGGCAAGGCGCGCGGATACGTCGAACGTCAGGAAATCCAAGTTGAGGAATCGCGCCCGTTGTCGTGGTTCAAGGAATGAATTTAGCGCGGACGTACTACGACGCGAAGGGATGCACGAAGCGCATTCAGGTCCATCAAGGCGGGACGCGTTCAGGCAAAACGTATTCCTTGCTTCTCGTTCTCATCGAACTTTGCTATCAAAACAAAAACGCCGGGGCGACGATTACGATTTGCCGCAAGACGTTCCCCGCGTTGCGCGCGTCCGTGATGCGGGACTTCTTCGAAATCCTCAATCGAGAAGACGCGTATTCGGAGGAATTCCACAACAAATCAGAAGCAACGTACATCCTTTTCGGGAACCTTATTGAGTTCATAAGCGTTGACCAACCGCAGAAAGTACGCGGGCGGAAACGGGACGTTTTGTACATCAATGAGGCAAACGAATTGACGCTTGAAGATTGGCGGCAATTGCTCATCAGGACAACCGGGAACATCTTACTTGACTACAACCCTTCCGAAGAATTCCATTGGATTTATAACGACGTAATCCCGCGGGACGATGCGGCGTTTTTTCAAACGACATACAAGGACAACCCGCATTTGGACCCGGCGTTGATTGCAGAAATCGAACGCTTGAAGGATGCCGATTCGAACTTTTGGCGCGTCTACGGATTGGGCGAACGCGGGCAATCGCGAAGCACCATCTTCAACCATTACATCCAAGTTGAGGAAATCGGCGCGGAATGGAGGTTACTTGGGTACGGGTTGGACTTTGGATACACGAACGACCCGACGGCTTGCGTCGCGGTTTACACGAACGGGGCGGGGTTCTTGTTCGACGAAGTGATGTATCAAACCGGGTTGTCCAATCGGCAAATTGCGCAACTTCTGAACGTAGGCAAATCGCAAGTTGTCGCCGATTCCGCCGAACCGAAATCAATCGACGAATTGCACGGATACGGGTTGAACGTACACCCGGCGAAGAAGGGTCCGGATTCGGTCCGGGCGGGAATTCAATTCTTGCATTCGCGCCCGATGGCGGTTACATCGCGAAGCGTGAACCTCATTAAAGAGTTGCGAAACTACAAATGGCGGGAAGACAAGAACGGACGCGTCCTGAACGAACCCGTCGACGCGTTTAATCACGCAATCGATGCGGCGCGTTACGCGGCGATGTTCAACCAATCGAACCCCAACTTCGGCAAGTACCGAATCGGCTAACGAAAAAAAAGTTTGCGGAAATGTTGCAGGACAAAAAAAGTCCCGTATGTTTGTGGGGTCAAATAACAACACGCACAACGATGAACGCTAATTGCAAAACCCAAATTGAAATTGTAAACGGCAAAACGATTTATTTGGAGGCAACGGAATGGGGTTATTTCATTCAAGTTTCCGATGGTTACACTTCCGATTATTTCAGCACAAAGAAGGATGCAATCGCCCGTCGCGCTGAAATCAAGAAAGAAATGAAAAAGGGTTGCTGGTGAATCGATGCAAGCAAGCAACACGCAAGGGGCTTCGGCCCCTTTTTTTGTGCCTAACTTTGAAGGAATCACCGATATTCCGTCAATAAGGAAATGCCGAATCCGAAGAATTGGGGCGACCTTACGTTGGGTCAATTGCAGGTCGCGATGTCCGACGCGTCCGACGTCGTTAAAACGGCGTCCCTCCTTCGCATTTCGGAAGCGAAGGCAAGGGAACTTACGCCCGATGAAATCGAATCGATTCTTGGGGCCTACAATGGCTTAAAAGAGGAAGCCGTACATCGCAAGACGTTCCGCTTGAACGGGACCGAATACGGCTTTATTCCGGATTGGTCTGAATTCAGCGTTGGGGAATGGATAGATTGCGAGAAATACCAAGCGGATTTTTGGCCGAACGCGCATCGGCTGATGTCGGTTCTTTATCGGCCAATCCGAATCAAGGGCGGCGACAAGTACGTAATTGCGAAGTACACTGCGAAGGAGAACGCGGACGCGTTCAAGGAAATGCCCGCGGACCTGTTTAGCGGCGCGATGCTTTTTTTTTGGAATATCAAAGCGGAACGATTGGAAACTTTGATACACTCTTTAATTCGAACGGAAGCGGCGGCGATGCGTTCGCTATCAAATGGGGTTGGTACGCAACCCTCATCCAACTTGCCCAAGACGACCTTCGGCGTTTGGAGGAAGTTACGGAACTACCTACGCACGTCGTGTTTCAG